TCAGCCATGGTGGTCTCCAGAAGGGTCGCCGGCATTGTCAGGGCTACCCTGCGTCAATGGTAGCATCGAGCGCCGTCGCAACAGGGTGGCAAGCAAAAAGCAAAAGGGCTCAATCAATGGTGCAAACATTGTTGGCCCGCCGTCCTGCAGAAGGTTCTCGCGATCGGAATGGATGTTCAGCACCGCCATGACATCCTGCTTCGCATCTGGGGAGACGATAGGCCGAGACCCGAAGCTCCTGATATGTCTGCCGGCATTGTCGAAGTAGTCTTTGAGTGCGTTAACGGTATCGAGTCCTTGTGAGCTGTAATCATCCAACCAGCGGCGATAGTCGTCTACCGAACTAAAAAGAAACATCTCACCTCTGGCGAAGGCCTGGGGTGCTCCCGGGATAAGGGGATCGCGGGTGGCACCGATGCGATCTCTCTGCATCTTCTGGTCAATTGGAATCGGCATCAGCAGCGCTGTGAGTTTCTTGTCTTCCGAGTACTCAGAAGACACAAGATCAGTCCTGGTCGACAGATCAGTGACCAGTTCCAGATGGCCGAGAAGCGCAGGATTGCCCGTTCCGTAGTGGCCTAGGACGGTCAAATTCGTACATTCGAATTTTTCTCCCAAGGGCCGCCATAGCATGAGGTTCGCGCCATAGATCGCCTTGCTTTCCTCGTCGAAGTCTTTCGCGACCTCGACAATTGCACCGAGCACGTTCCGAATTGCGTGATTTATCTGAGAGAGACTCGACTGCGGCCCTACGGTGACGAGCAACGTCTGGGCCGCAGCCTGGTTGTAGGCGCCGCCAAATGAGCTCAAAAATCCACTGGGCGGTAGTGTCTGAAGCCTTCTAACCATCGTCCTTAGCGAGGCACCAGCACGGCTTTGCGAAAACTGGGTGAGGCCAAAGCTGAAGCCGGTGAGCACAATGGCGAACCAGAAAGAAGTAGCTACCCAATCGAGATGAGTCCCTGGACCGAATGAAGGAAGCGTGACCGCCTTGATTCGCTCAGGATAAAAGGAGGCCAGTGCTCCCGCGGCCACGGGGCATACCCCCGTTACCACCCAGAGCCACGGGGCAGCGCCAAGAACTTCAAAAGCGTCTGTGAACTGCCTCCCTAAGAGCAACCGCCAGAACGGCTCTCCGGAATCAACTCCACTCCTTAACATCGCCTGTCTCCTATTCGTTACTGCTTATCGGTGCAGCAGAACAAATCAGGTTCGTCACTCTAGCGCTGCTTTCGTCTCCGGGAAGCTTAGAGGGGCAACTTGATCCCCCCTGCAGGCTCATCGTCTCGGAATGAACAGGCGAAAAAAAACCCGCAAGGCTTACCTTGCGGGTTTTTCACTTATCCGGGCCGGCTTGATATCTTTCGATATCAGGCCGGTGGCGGAGACGCAGTCATCAGCACACCTCCTCAAAATCCGCGAAAACAAAGGATGTTGGCCGTACGAAATATAAAAACACCAACAAAAATACCATCAATCTCTGGCAATTTATGTGATTGAGCATCCGATAACAATAGGGGTATCGTATTTTGCCTCTGTAACCGTTGGGTTACGATAGCCGTTCCGGCCTCCTGCTCGACTCTCTACTTCACACCTATGGCGACCAAATCACTCTTTCCCGAAAGCCCCTCAGCAAGCCCAAAACGATTGAAGCGTCCAGGAGTAAGAGTGACAGCAAAGAAGGCCGCCCCCGCCCCTTCAAAATCAACCGCGCGGCGCGTTCTCGTTAAGAACCCGCATCTAAGTGGGTTCAGCGTTTACTTTCCTGACGATCAGCAGGAAACAGAAGATGATCTGGTCGGCGCAGTTTCTTATCGTGAGGCCGTAGTCACGAATACGGACTGGACCATTGAATCAATCTATCTTCAGATGAGCAAGGGTACTGTCGATCTCCAACCCAGTTTTCAACGAAGATCCGCTTGGGATGACCAGCGTAAAAGCAGGCTAATTGAGTCCATCATCGTAGGGATGCCCGTCCCCAACCTCGTACTTGCCGAAGATCGTCAGCATCGCGGACGCTTCATCGTTATCGATGGAAAACAGCGCTTGATAGCTATCCAAGATTTCATTGAGGGCAAATACAAACTAAGCGGACTCGATATGCGCCGTGAGCTTGATCAGAAATGGTTTCGTGATCTGGACACCGCCGACCAGTCGGCTTTCGAAAATAGCACCATTCGGACAACGCTGATAAAAAATTGGCGCGATGAAAAGTTCCTTTGGGCTGCGTTCTACAGGCTGAACGTTGGCTCTTTACCGCTGTCACCGCAAGAACTTCGAAAGGCGTTGATTGGAGGTAAGTTACTTGAAGCGATCGAGCACTACCTAATGAATAGCGAGGCATTCCAATCTATCTTTGGAGATACGCTGGATAAGCGCATGCGGGATTCCGAACTCGTCCTACGCTTTTTAGCTTTTGATCGCGACTACGGCAACTACGCCGGGGATTTCAAAAAATTTTTGGATGGAACGGCTAAATATTTCGAGGACGACTGGGAACATCGCGAAGCAGAGGCGACCGAAGGTTTTGAACGTCTTGATCGAGCTCTCATCACTTCCTACAAAATTTTTGGCGAAGATGTTTTCAAGAAATGGCTTCCCCACGGAGATATGTACGAACGTGTGATGAATCGGGCAGTGTTCGATTGCATGGTGCGATACTTTGCTGAGGACAACATTTCAAAAATTGCGCTAAAAAAACGTCCCCGAGTCGTTCAGGCGTACAAGGTCCTTTGTGACGACCGGAGCTTTCTAGCGTCAATTGAGCGGAGCACTAAGACAGTCACAGCAACGGATAACCGTATGTCCGCTTGGGGCAAAGACCTAGCGGACACCTTGGGAATGGATTTCGACAAGCAAACGATGAGGTTAGCTTAGAGATGGCGTGTCGCCGCATTCGCGTCACGAAGACGCGTGTCAACGAAATCAAGAAAAAAATTCTAAACCGTCAGCTCCTGGCTGAAGCTCGAGATAGTATCGCTTTCACGCCGGAGCCTCGACATCTCGCGGCTTTCCGCTTACTCGTGCACGCCGAGATCGAGGACTACCTTGAGTCCAAGGCGAAAGATGGAGTTGATCGGTTAGAGGCCGCGTTCCTCGCAGGAAAAGACTCCGTACGCGATAACTTTCAAATTTTTCTTGTTGCACATGCTGTGGGTGTTGACCTTCGATACGATGCTCGCTGGGTAGAAAATGTCAAAGCGGTCATCAAGGCCGCGCGCAAGTGGGTCGACGATAACAACGGCATCAAAGAGCGGTCCTTTATCACCCTCTCGATACTCAGCGGAAAGATGCCCGACGAGATCGATGCGCCGTTGTCGGCAAGTCTTTCGTCATATGGCACCGGGCGAGGAGACGTTGCACATCGAAGTACAACGAGAGTGACGACCCTGCAAACACCTTCGCTGGAACTAAGCACGGCCCAACAGCTCGTCGAGGATTTGAGAATCTTTTTCGCTTGAGGCCGCTACGTCGAAATCTGCTTGAGGGCGAATTCAAACCATAACGAAGTTGTTCCCGAAATGCATCCCGGCTGCGTCATTCTGCGTCGCTTTTTGAGACCTCCGATTCCAGCGGGGGGCCAATATTGATGCGGGCTGGCAAGGGACGCAGGCATGAGTCAAAAGCGACCTATTTAGTGAGCGGGCGAGGTGGGGGGATGACCGCGCGCGCAGGGCCTGGGCTGGCCAAGCGGCGGTACGCCGGGCGCGCGCGTACCCCTGAGGTCGCAGGAGCGGCCGCAGGAGCGTCGATCAGAGGACGGGCGACCGTGCAGGCGCAGTTTTCCGCAAAGCGCCCACAGGCCCTTTAAATCGGTCTGCATCCCTGTGACCCCGGGGCGGCCGAGGCGGGTTGAGCGTGAGATAAACTGCATATCCATACAGTATTCGTGCTCTACTATGCCGCTCCGCCGACCACTGACCGCCGATGATCTGCACCGGATCCAAGAACGCTACCGGCGATGCCTGGCCACGCCCGACCGAGCGCTCGCTGCGAAGCACGTCTGGCGCGACGTCGTCACGTTGCTGTACGAGATCAAGCGGATGCGCGCAGCGGTCCTCCGCGTCTACCAGCTGCGCGCTGGCGTGCCGCGACCCATTGGGTGTATGGAGGGGGTCTGGATGGAGCTGATGCAGCTGCTCGAAGTCGAGCCTTGCGTCACGGAGCGAGACGAATGGGTCAACGGCATGCTGCGGCCAAAAATGAAAACGCCCGCCATGGACGGCGGGCGCGATGAAACGGCGTGATCTATGATTATTGCTGCGCGCTCTTGACGATATAGTCGTCGAACTGGAAAGCCTTCACGCCCAGCCAATCATTGACTTCCTCGAAGCGGTCCTGCAGCGGCGCGATTTCATTCGATGCGAAGACTTCGGCCGCCGGCACCACGGCGCCGAAGCCTCCCGTATTGCTCGGAACAATACCCATCAGCTGTGGTGGCACACGGTGCGCCGCCAGGATGTCGTCACGCGTGACATTCTTGATGTTGAAAAAGTCGTCCTTCGCCGCCACCTCGCTGACCGGGATCACCTGGACGCCATCCTTCTTCCCGTTGGGCGAATACAGGAACAGATTGCGGAAATTGCCCGGCCCCTTGGCGTTGCGCATCGCCTGACGGATATCGTCGATGTCTTCCTGGCTCTGCGACGGATCCGACATGTAAAGGATGAAACCCGCGTGGCTGCCGTTGTTGTAGTACTTCCGGCGAAAGAGCGTGGCCGACTCGTTCAACCAGGCTGACTGCAACGTGCTTAGGTACTCAGGTAGGCCATAGACTTCCTGGTTCACGTCAGGATCAATCAACTGGAAGATTTCCCCGGCTTCGAACTGCTGTTCCTGTGCATACGCGGGCACCCAAAAATAGCTATCCATATCCACGCCGCGGCGGACGTACTTAGCCAGCTGAGCTTCAACCGACAGCACCTTCCCCGTCATGCTCAGGACACGTCTCGGATAGGCGTTGCCAAAGATCTGGAAATCGATCGCCAGCTTCTTCATCGTGAACCGGCTCACATAAGGATTCGGCCGCAACGTCGACGCAAGGATGTTGGCCTTGAAATAGATCGCCGAACTGTGGTGAGTGCTTGCGCGGAACGATTTGGCCAGGCCGGAGAAGCTAACCGGCGGCTCGTACCACCTGCCGTTATTCCAGCACTCGATATAGTCCAGAATCTCCCGCCGGTTCAGTACGGGTTCGGGCTCACCAAAGGAAAACGCCTGGACACTGGTGGCGGCCGGCGGCGTCACAGCGCCCGTGTTGCGCACTGCGCGCTTGGATGCTTTCATCAAAAAATCTCCACTACGTTCTGATTTCTGGGGGTTTCGCCCTCTAAGGGCTCGTTGTCCATCGCGTGCATGGCGGCCCAGGCGAGATCGGCGTGACTCACCTCTTCCGACCGCCCGGCTGCATAGGTCACACTGCGGCCACTAGCCGTGATCGTCTTCCGAATCGCCATGAACGACTGCGCGAGGTCTGTCCAGCCTGCGTCGAACTCCAAGCGTTTCGTCCGCATAACCTCGACCGCCTTCATGACGAGGCGGGCCTTCACCTCGACCGAATACGTGATCGCTTTGGCCGCCGGGAAGAATTGCTTCACCAGCTGGTAAACACCTTGCCCGATCCCGGTCACGTCGATTGCAATGTGCGTGACCGCGTATCGCTTCGTCAGCTCTTCGATCTTGGCGGCCTGCTGCGCGAATGTCAGACCCCGCCATTGATGACGCTCCAAGATTCGAAACTTCCCTCCAGGCGTGGCCGGCGGGGCCATCACAACGCATCCCGCAGAATCGCCTGTATGGGACGGGTCATAGCCAATCCACACCGGGTTGTAGGCGAAAGGCCGGGACACAAGGGGCATGACATCGCGCCACGCCAGCCAGCTATCGACCATGCAACCCTGCAACATGGATAGCGGGAACACCGACGCCGTGTCGTCGATGAAATTGCACATCAGCAGGTTTTCGAATTGGTCCGGGCTGTATTCGAAGTCGCGCAGCTCGTCGATGTCGAAGAGATTGCAGCCGCCTTTTTCCGCGTCGAGAATGGTGACGATCTGGCGCCAGATCTTGTCTGCGCACACCTGGCCACCGGCAAGGGCAGCATGCGCAATATCGAAAATCTTCTGGTCGGCCTTGGAGCGGCGCTTGTTGAACGCTGCTCCGGACCATAGCGGATAGGCCTCATGGGCCATGCTCGACGGCGTAGAGAAGAGAGTCTTACGCCATTGCTTGTGCATCGCCATGCCGCTGGCGACCTTGAATAGCTCCGTAAAGCGCGGGATCCAGAACACCTCATCGAGATACAGGTTTCCGTGATAGCTCTGCGCCGTTCGATAGTTCGTGCCGAGAAAGTACAGCGTGGCCCCATTGGGCAGCACGATCGGATCGCCCTTAAGATCAAGGTCCGCTGAGTCGCGTGCAAACTGCGTGATGTATTGCTTGAAGACGTGCGCCTGCGCCTTGGATGCGGAGATAAAAATCTGATTCCTTCCCGTCTCCATGGCATCCATGAGCGCTTCTCGGGCGAAGTACCACGTCGCACCGATCTGCCGAGACTTCAGGATGAAGCGCGAGCGCTGGTCGCCATTCCGGTACCAGACTTTTTGATAGTTGAATAGCGATTCCTTGAAGTCCTGGAACAGCTTGTCTTTCTGCGCATCGCTGAATGCATTCTTTGTGGGTCTTGATTTCGGAGCAGCGTTGCGCCGCTCAAGATTCGGATTCAGGTCCGATTCCGTACCGCCATCGTCATATCGCCGCACACGGGCCATCTGCGTTATCTGACGGCCAAGCAGGTCGATTTCTTTGTAGTCGCAGCCCTCTTTCTTGTCCTTCGCGATCAGCTGCACCATGCGCGCTTCGAGCGCCGTCTCGACTTTTTCGACCACCGTGGCCGCGTCCCATTTATCGCGGCTCTTCCAGCTTTGAACGGTGGTCCGGCTTTCACCTAAATGCCGCGCGATGGACGAGATGCGCCACCCCTGGAAGTACAGAGATCGCGCCACCCGCCGCGGCTCAAGATCGTTGGCAATTTCTAACATGCCGCCATCCTGAAGGAATTCTTCCCGCGCGCGCGAGACTGGCATATGTGACTGATAACGCTACGCTTTCGGCGCGTTGCTCGTGAAGGGCTGCGGGGCCACCATGTCATTACTCGTTTCAGACACCTCACACAACGACCCGCGAGACCTAAATGCCGAAGCCGAAATGGTTTACCGTGGCCACCGAAGGCCAAACCACTGACGGGCGCGTGATCGAACGCGCCTGGCTGCAACAGATCGCCGAAACCTACGACCCGAAAACCTACGGCGCGCGGGTCTCGGTGGAACACATCCTGAGCCCCCTCCCGGATAGCCCTTTCCGAGCTTACGGCGACGTCACGGCGGTCCAGACCATCGAGACCAATGGCAAGTTGCAGCTGCAGGCGCAAATCGATCCGAAGCCCGAGCTGGTCGCGCTGTCGAAGTCGCGCCAGAAAATCTATTCCTCCATCGAACTCAATCCCGATTTCGCGGGCAGCGGCAAAGCATATCTCGTTGGCCTCGGCGTGACTGACACGCCGGCCAGTCTGGGCACGGACATCCTGGAGTTCGCCGCCCAGAATCCGGAGAAGAACCCTTACGCCTCCCGCAAGCGCGACAAGGACAATCTGTTCTCGTCGGCGATGGAAACGGCGCTGGACTTTACGGAAGAGCCTACGGCGCCGCCCGTCGACGACAAGACCCCCAAGTTATTTCAGCGTCTGCGCGGCCTGCTGGGACGCAACAAGGAAGGCGACTCGGAACACTTCCGCCAAACCGACGAGGCACTGTCGGATCTCGCCGAACACGTCACCGACACATTCGCGGCCTTCGGCAAGCAGGTCAAGGACGCCGTCGATCGCGTCGAGAAAATCGCCTCAAGCCACGTGACGCTGGAAGCATTCACCAAGCTGAAGGATTCGCTCGACAACACGCCTCGCCCCGGTTTCACCGCAATGAAGCCGGCCACGGGTACCGATGCGGCACAGCGGACCGACTGCTGATCGCGTCTACTCGCCGCTCCTCATAGAAACCATACAGGACCAACGCCCCCATGCGTAACGTTACCCGCGAACTCTTCTCGGCCTATTTGAGCCGCCAGGCCGAATTGAACGGCATTGCCGATGCCTCGACCAAGTTCACCGCTGCGCCGTCTGTGCAGCAAACCCTCGAAACCCGCATCCAGGAAAGCAGCGACTTCCTGACCCGTATCAACGTTCTCGGGGTCCAAGAAAAGACGGGCGAGAAAATCGGTTTGGGCGTGTCCGGCCCGGCATCCGGCCGCACGAACACCGCCGGCGGCACCGCCCGTAGCACCCGCGACCTGACCACGCTGAACGCGGACGGTTACGACTGCCAAAAGACCAACTTCGATACGCACATCCCCTACGCCCTGTTGGACGCGTGGGCCAAGTTCCCCGACTTTCAGGTACGTATCACGAACGCACGTATCCAGCGGCAGCAGCTCGATCGGATCATGATTGGCTTCAACGGCACCAGCATCGCCGCCACCACCGACTTCAATGCGAATCCGCTGCTTCAAGACGTGAACAAAGGCTGGTTGCAGAAGTGCCGGGAGCGCGCACCCGAGCACGTCATGAAAGAAGTGGTCGCAGCGTCCGGCAAGATCAAGATCGGCGCCGGTGGCGACTATGGCAACCTGGACGCGCTCGTGTTCGACATGGTCCAGATGCTCGACCCCTGGTATCGGACGGATCCGCGCCTGGTTGCCATCGTGGGCGACGGCCTTTTGCACGACAAGTACTTCCCGATCGTCAACACCAGCGACAAGGCAACGGAAAAGGTCGCGGCCGACGTGATCATGAGCACCAAGCGCCTGGGCGGCCGTCCGGCCTTCACCGTTCCGTACTTCCCCCCTGGCAAGGTTCTGCTGACCTCGTTTGAGAACCTGTCGCTTTACTACCAGGAAGGTGCACGCCGGAACCACATCAACGAAGAACCGAAGCTCGACCGCATCGAATTCTACGAGTCGTCCAACGACGACTACGTGGTCGAAGATTACGGCTTCGTGGCCCTGGCCGAAAACATCGAACTGGTGGAGGGCGCCTAAGATGGCCAGCCCCGCGCAACGCCATCGCGAGCGTGAGCTCGCACGAAAGCTAGGGGCCACGTCCGAGGCCGGCCTGTTGGTCGCCTCGGGCGCGATCTACGACCAGTTCATGGCTAAGCTGGTCATCGACCGGCGGCGCCTGCACGACATTCAGTCGACGGAACGAAAAATCGAGGCCAAGACCGGTCTTGTGCTGGAGTACGACGACTACATCGACGGCGTGCTGAAGGGCGGCACCGGTGCGCAAGATGAAGTCCTATCAACCCTGTGCATCTGGAACATCGACGCCGGCCGCTTCGCTCGCGGACTGGAAATCGGGGCGTATCTGCTGACTCATGGCATCAAGTTGCCGGAGCGATACAAGCGCAGCCTGCACACTGCCCTGATCGATGAAGTGGCGGACGCCATGCTGGCCGGAAAAGAGCCGGATCCGAAGAAGGCTTTCGAGATCGCGGACACGACGGAGCGACTGACCAGCAGCTTCGACGCGCCGGACCAGGCCCGTGCCAAGTTGTTCAAGGTGATGGGCATGGCCCTGACGGCGCTAAGCCTACCCGATGGCCAGGATCCGCAGACGGACTCCACTATCGACTATGCGAGACGCGCCCTGGAATCGTTCGAACGCGCCCTGAAGCTGTTCTCCAAGGTCGGCGTGAAGAAAGAAATCGAAGTACTGCAGCGACGCCTGAAGAATTACGCCGGAAATCCCGGCTAACCGAGTGCCCCCGCACGCTCGGCGGCGGGGGGCCGATGGTTCTTGACTGATCCCTGACGCCCCCCCCACCGCCGTCTCACCTACCATGCCATTCAACGCATCCGCCCCCTCTCCCGCCGCTTCCACGCCAAACCTCGTCACGAACGACGGCTGGTGGCCGGACCTCGATCTGGACGCCGCGCGCGAAGCGATGCGCCTGGACGGCACCGTGACACCGGCAAGACTTCGCGATGCCCTGCGCGCTGGGATGCTCGACGTGAACACGGATGGACCGGTGGCGGCCTGGGCTGCTGCGCATAAGGCAGCTGGCGCGGTGACGCTAGCAGACGTGGACGCTCCCAAAATCGACGGTGTACGCCGCTTGGTATACCTCTACGGCCGCGCCGCGTATTCCTTCGCCAAGGCCGACCTCATCGAGCGCTACGTCGATTACGACACCGCGGCGTCCGGCATCAAACGCGGCGAACTGCAGGAGTGTGCGCCCGACGAGCATCGGCGCAACGGGCGCTGGGCCATCAGCCAGCTGCTGGGAAGATCGCGCAGCACCGTGGAACTGATCTGATGATCGCCTACGCAAACCAGAATGAGACCGTGGACAGCATCTGCTATCGGATGCTCGGGTCCACGGCCGGCCTGGTCGAGCAGACCCTGGAGTTGAATCCCGGCCTGGCCGACTTGGGCACGTGCCTGCCTGAAGGCACCGAAGTGCTGCTACCGCAAGTCCAATCGCAACCCGCGACGGTCCCCTCCGTCAAACTTTGGTGACCTGTCTCCATGGCTGAACCTTCCACCCTGACGGCAACCGCCCTGAACACGGCCGGCGGGCTATCCCTAGCGCTGCTCCTGCCCTACGTCGACGCGACTGCCGTCTTCGGCGCCTTCATGGGGGCCGCAGTCGTCGCGTCGACGAAAAAGGACGTGCGCGGCTGGACCCGGGTCATGACGTTCCTGGTGTCGGCGGTCTGCGGCTACTTCATGGCACCCGAGATCATCAACAAGACGATCATCGACCAATCCTTTACCGCCTCGTTTGTCGGCGCTCTTATGGTCATGCCGATATCGCTCACCATCCTGGCGCGCATCGACCAGTTCGACATTGGCGCCTTTTTCCGATCCCTGGGGGGCCGCCCATGATCCAGAGCCTGATCACAGCAGTGCTGCACGCGGTCCCCACGGCTGCCGTGCTGATTTACATGGCGACCGCCGTGCGCCTGCTGCACTTCCAGCCCAACGGCGCTCGCCATCGGCGCTGGCTCTCCGCCGCAGCCTCGATCCTGGTGGCTGCGCTGGCCAGCCGTGCCGCGAGCATCGTTCTGTTCTCCGCCCCGGTCAGCATCGCAGAGCTGATCATCGCAATCGCCTTATGGCGCGCGGCCATGGCGTCGCGCGGCAACCTGGCCCACCTTATTCGGAACTCGATCGATGGATAATTTGTTGACCCTGGGTGCTGTCGGCCGCGCTGTAGCCGACGCGCAGCAAGCACTCAACCGAATCGGCGTTCCTGCGCCCACGTCTGGGCACTATGACGACGCCACCGCGCAGGCGGTGCGAGAAGCACAAAAGCGCGCCGGCCTGGTACAGGATGGTATCTACGGCCCGAAAACGAGGGCCTACGTCTCGGGGCTGGACATCGGCCGACTGCTGACCGAGAAAGACATCCTCGCTGCAGCGGACAAGCTGCAGCTGCCCGTCGCGGCGATCAAAGCAGTCAATAACGTCGAATCTCGTGGGCAGGGATTCCTGCCCGATGGCCGCCCGGTCATTCTGTTCGAGCGGCACGTATTCTGGGACCTCCTCAAGAAGGCAGGAATTGACCCGGCCAAGCTTCAGGCACCCGCGACCATCTTAAGCCCCGTGCGCGGCGGCTACGCCGGCGGTGCAGCCGAATACCAGCGCCTGGCGATGGCGGCGCAGTTCAATGCGGACGCCGCTCAAGAATCGGCCAGCTGGGGCCTATTCCAGATCATGGGTTACCACTGGAAGTCCCTGGGCTACGACAGCGTTTCCGACTTCGTCGCCCGCCAGAAGCTCAATGAGGGCGAGCAGCTGGAAGCCCTGGTTCGATTTCTGACTGCCAACCCGACGTTGCTCTCAGCACTGCGGGGCCAGAAATGGGCCGCGTTCGCCAAGGGCTACAACGGTGCAGACTACGCGGCCAACCTGTACGACGCGAAGCTGGCCCGGGCGTTCGATCATTTCCAGCTGCAGCACCCTGAAGAGGTGACCCAGTGAGCGCTGCCGCACTTGCCTTGCTGAAGAAAGTAGCGCCGTTCATCGCGATCGCGGCCATCGCCGCCGCGCTCTGGCTCATGTGGGGCACGATCAGCGCCCAGAAGGATGAGATCGGCGTCTTGAAGGAACACGCCGCGGCCGTGGCTGCACAGCTGAAGAAGATGGTCGCCAACCAGGCGCAGGCCGACCAGCACGGGAAGGAACTGGCGGTGCTCCAGGACCAGCTTCGCTCAACCCTCGGCCAGCGCGCCATCGACATACGGAATCTGCAAAATGACCTTGAAGAGTTGCGCACTTGGGCTCCTAAGCCTCTTCCTGACAGCATTGTCCGGTTGCGTCAGCGCCCCGCCATCACTGGAGCTGCCGCCTACGCGGAATACTTGTCCACCCATCAGCCCATGTACGTTGTCGGCCAGCAACCCCCGGACGGCGGGCGACCTCAACCTGCAGCTGGAGCAGACGGAAAATGACTGGGCGGTCTGCGCCGCCCGCGTCGACACCATCGTGAAGTGCCAGGCCGAGGGCAACAATGCAGAAACCCGTTGAGCTGCGCAAGTTCCTCACCGACGCTATCAAGGTTTTTCAGACCGACCCGGACAAGCTCCAGGTCTTCGTCGGCAAGGGCAACGTGGTGAGCACGGGCACGCTCGCGCTGTCCTTCGAGTACCGCTATACGTTGACCCTTCTCGCCACCGATTACAGCGATGAGCCTGAAGCGCTCATGGTCCCACTTCTGGTCTGGCTTCGAAGGAACCAGCCGGAAATCTTCGACAACACAGCGCAACGCAAGCAGGCGATTCGCTTCGAGGTCGACATCATTAACCATGATGTGGTCGACGTTGAAATCGAGATCGATATGACCGAGCGCGTCTCCGTCTCCAAGGGCGAAGATGGCCGGCTGACCGCGGCGTATGTGCCGGAGCCGATCAACAGTGAGCTGCCAATCGAGGACGTTGCCGGCGCTGCGTGGTTCGAAGGCGTCAAGCTCGCGGACATTGCCGTGAAGAAGTGGGATCCCGTTCTGTGAGCGACTTCGAGCACGTCGCCACCTGGGCGCAGGGGCTGCTTTCCCGCCTGGAGCCGGTCGAGCGCCGCCGCCTGAATCGAAAGGTCGCCACCGACCTGCGGCGCAGCCAGGGCCAGCGGATCGCGCAGCAGCGCAACCCTGACGGCAGCCCATACGAGCCGCGCAAGCCACGGCGGGACGGCAAGAAAGGTTCCATCCGCCGCCGGGCGATGTTTCGCAAGCTGCGCATGGCGCGCTATCTTCGGATCGGCGCGACGGACACCGAGCTGACCGTGGGCTTCTTTGGCCGTGCTGGCCGCATCGCCCGCGTCCACCAAGATGGCCTGGTCGACCGGGTCGAACGAGGCGGGAAGTCCGTGCGATACGCGCAGCGCGTCCTGCTGGGCTTCAACCATAGCGACCTGGCCACCATTCAAGACGCCATCCTGCGACATCTGGCCGGGCGCGAGTTGTAGCACGCAAAGCCACGGCCGGCACTTCGTGCGCGCGCGAGGATGGCCCGGCAACATAGGCGGTATGAATGTCTCCGACCTCATCCGCCTCATCTCCAACTTGCTCCGCGTGGGCTTCGTCGCCGAGATCGACCTCGACGCGCCGAGGGTACGCGTGCAGACGGGCGACAACCTCACCGACTGGATCGATTGGAAGGTTCAGCGGGCCGGAACAAGCCTCACCTGGGATCCGCCCACCGAGGGTGAACAGGTCCTGCTCGTATGCCCCGAGGGCGAACTGGCCGGCGCCATCGTTCTCATGTCGCTGTACAGCGATGACCACGCCGCTCCATCAAACAGTCCCAACAAGCACCTGCGTCTGTACCCGGACGGCGCCCGAATCGAGTACGACTTTTCCACCGGCGCGCTCACTGCTACCGGGATAAAGACCGCTCGGGTCCAGGCCTCGGTGTCGACTGAGTTCGACTGCCCGCTGACGACATTTAAGGGAAAAGTGGTGGTCGAGGACCTTCTAAGCTACCAGGCCGGCATGTCCGGCAAAAACAGCAAAGGCAACAAAACCGAGGTCGAGGGCGATTTCATCCAGAAGAACGGCGAGATGTCGAGCAATGGCATCGTCGTAGACAAGCACCATCACGACAAGGTTATGGAAGGTGGTGCAATTTCTGGGGGGCCTGTTGCGTGAGCTACAGCGGCATGAACGCGGCCACGGGCCGCTGGATCTCCGGCCTAGACCACCTGGTGCAGTCCATCGGCAAGATCCTGAACACGACAATCGGCTCGCGGGCAATGCGGCGTCGGTTCGGCAGCATGAATGCCGAACTCGTCGACCAGCCCGGGAACCAGGCCACGCTCCTGCGCCTCTACGCGGCATCGGCAACCGCCATCATGGCCTGGGACCCCAGGGTCACCATCACCCGCATCTACGCCACGGTCGACGCCGACACGCCGGGCGCATACGCGGTCACCGTAGAGGGCGATGCGGACCTCGGTGGCCAGGCTACCCCCTTCAACGAATCAATCACTTTCGGGCAATAGCATGGCCGCCGCATCGACGCCTATCGACCTGTCGCAGCTCCCCGTCCCCGACGTTGTGGAGACGCTTGACTATGAAACGATCCTGGGCAGCCGCAAAGCCGCGCTCCTGTCGCTCTGCCCCGTAGACATGCAGCCAGCCATCGCGGCGGTTCTGGCGCTGGAGTCGGAGCCGCTGACCATCCTGCTCGAAGAAAACGCCGTCCGTGAGCTGAACTGGCGCCAGCGCGTCAATGAAGCTGCCCGGGCTGTGCTGGTGGCCACCGCGGTCCGGGCGGATCTCGACAACCTGGCAGCGCGGCACAATGTCGTGCGCTTGCTGGTGTCGCCGGGCGACGACACCGCCTATCCGCCTGTGGACCCGGTCTATGAAGAAGACGACGATCTGCGCCAGCGCATCCCGGAAGCGTTCGAGGGCATGTCTGTTGCAGGCCCGCGCGGCGCTTACCTTTACCACGCGAGATCCGCCGATGGTTCGATCGCGGACGTGAGCGTCATTTCCCCGAATCCGTGCCAGGTCGTCGTGTCCGTCCTGTCCCGAGAGGGTGACGGCGCCGCCGGCGCCGATCTGATCGCCAAGGTGGACGCCGCACTGGATCTGGAAACCATCCGTCCGCTCTGCGACGAGGTCATTGTCCAATCGTCCCAGATCGTTCCGTTTGAGATCAGGGCCACGCTCTATCTGCGGAACTCCGGCCCAGGCCAGGCCGAAGCGGTGAGCGCCGCGATCGCCAACGTCCAGGCGTTCGTTTCCCGCGCGCAGCGCCAGGGGGCATCGGTCTGGCGCACGCAGCTGTCCGCCAAGCTGCACGTCGAGGGCGTCACCCATCTGGATCTGGCCGAGCCGGCGGCTGACCTCGTTCTGACGGCGGAGCAAGCCGCGACCTGCACGAATATCACCGTGACCGCCACCGTGGATCCTGACAATGGTTAAACGCGACATACTCCCGGCCAACGCCACGCCCCTGGAGCGGAGCGCGGCGCTCGCCGCGGCCGACATTGAGCGGGTCGAGATTCCCCTGCGTTCCCTCTGGGACCCCTACAGCTGCCCGGAGCCGTTCCTGGTCCATCTCGCCTCGGCCTGGTCTGTCGATCGCTGGGTAGAGACCTGGCCGGTGGACGTGAAGCGGAAGGTCATCGCCGAATCGTTCAATCTGCACCAGCGCAAGGGCACGCGTGCAGCCATTCGTAAAGCCGTCGAGCCGCTGGGCTTCGTGGTCGAGTTCGTCGAGTGGTATCGCACGGCGCCGCGCGGCGTGCCCGGCACATTCCGCTTGTCGGTGGGTGTGCTGGACACCGGTATCACCGAAGAACTGTATTACGAGCTGGAACGCCTGATCGACGACGCAAAGCCGGTGAGCCGCCATCTGATTGGCCTCTCGATCACGATGCAGTCGCAGGCCCAGGTCAATTACGCGGTCGCCGCCTATGACGGCGACATCATGACGGTCTATCCCTACATTCCCGAGGAACTGGTTGCCTACGCAACGGCATCGCCGGCCCTCGGCCAACACATCATCGACACCGTGACGGTATTTCCATGGCCCAGCAATTCTTCGGACTCCTGACTCGCATCGGCGAGAACAAACAAGCGGCCGCCCAGGCGATCAACCGCCTGGTGCAGATCACGCATATGGCGGTCGGCGACGGCGGCGGCGTCACGCCCATCCCGAACCGGGAGCAAACCGCCCTCGTAGCTGAGAAGCGGCGCGCGCCCATCAACACGCTGAAGCAGGATCCGGCAAACCTCAACTATCTCATTGCTGAACAGGTCATCCCCGAGGATGAAGGCGGCTGGTACATCCGCGAGATCGGGCTGTACGACGCTGACGGCGATCTGGTCGCGGTGGCGAACTGTCCGGAATCCTACAAGCCACTGCTGGCCTCGGGATCCGCCCGCGAACAGGTCGTTCGCCTGGTCCTCATGGTGGCCAGCTCCACGGCGTTCGTCCTGAAAATCGATCCGGCGGTGGTGCTGGCCACGCGCGGATACGTGGACGACGGTCTGGCCAAAAAGGTCGACACCACGGCCGTCATCGACGTGCCCCACGGTGGCACCGGCCGCACAAGCGTTACCGCCGGCCGCTATCTGCGCGGCGCCGGCACCGGCGCCCTGGTCGAGGTCACCCCCGCTCAGGTCTTTTCCGACCTGGGGATAAACGCCGCGATCATCGACGCGATCGCCGCCCTGGGCACCCTGTCTCGGGTCTATTCGATCACCGGCCTTCCGAACACCGACGTTGGACCGATCATCGTCCGCGAAGCCGGCGAGGTGTGGACCTGGGCGAGCAGCGCCTACTTCACCGGCTACCGGTCCCCGCTGTGCGGCCGCCCGTTGGACGGCCATACAGTGACGCCGCTTCCGAGCGAGGTGGACGCCGTGGGCGGCCTGCTGGACAAGACCGCCTACGCCCGGCTGTGGGGCTACGCCCAAGAAAATAGCCTGGTTGTCACCGCCGCGACCTGGACGGCAAACCCCGGGGCCCACTACTTCGTCGATGCTTCCGCCACGCAGTTCCGGGTGCCCGACCTGCGCAATATGTTCCGCCGATATACGGGGACTGACGCTGACACTGCAAATGCGAGAGCCCTTGGTAGCCGGCAAGCCGACGCGCTGCAAAACGTCACTGGAAACATCGGGGACTTTCCTCAAATTGTCACGGTAACCAGCGGCGCGTTCACCAAGGTCCTAGTCGGATCGGGCGGCTATGCGAGCAACGACGTGCCCTACTACCGGGCGATTTTCAACATGGCGAATGTGGCCCGGACGTCGAGTGAAACGCGAGCTGCCAACGCTGCCTTCCACCCTCGAATCCATGCCTGACGTCCCTTTCACTGCAAATGCAAGAACTCTTGGAACCCGCCAGGCCGACGCCGGCCAGCGGCTCACTGGGAACATCAATTCCGCACTACGCGTGTCGCAGTCTGAGATAGCTGATGGCGTTTTCACTAACCATACCGCCCAGCCTCTGCCAGTAAACACGTCGTCAACGTCAAGCATTGTCGGGATCCTCGGCTTCAACTTCGACAGCGCCAAACAGGCGCGTACGTCGGCGGAAACCCGCCCAGTGAACGCCGTCTACTATCCCCGCATCCATGCCTGATCATGCGTGGATGCGGGAATGGAATGCAGTGTTGTTAGGCCGAGTTTCAGAGCCACCCGTGGCGGAGGTGATACCCCATCCGCCGGTCGACGAGCCTCCTGCGACGTCCAATGTGCCGCCAGTGCCCGCCGCGATATTCTTCGAAGAAAGGCTATGTCCATGCGCCAGGAACGCCTGCAATTGCCCGGAACCGAGCACTCTTGCATTTGCAGTGACACGGACGTCAAGCATGGATCCTGGGATGGAAAGCAGCGTTGTCGGGCCGGCTCTCAGCGCCACCCGCCGATCCGGTCGCGGTGGCCGTGGTGCCGTTGTAGTTCTCAGCGGAGCGCCACAGGTTACCGGTGCCCAAAGAAGTCAGCGTGGGCAGCGAGTGCGTATGTGCTTTGTTCTGGTTCAACTGTTTCGACCCCAGGGCTCTCGCATTTGCAGTGAAAGGGACGTCAGGCATGAATGCGCGGGTGGAAAGCGGCGTTCATCGCTCGGGTTTCGCTCGACGAGCGAGCGACACGGGCAGAGTCAAAGCTGACCTGGTGGTTTGTGCTCCGCGTGCCGGTATTGGGCGTGTTGGAGCTGGCGTTACTGCCTACGAAGGCCCCGGTCGAAGTGGCAAAGTCGTTGTATCCGTCGACCGATCCCTGAATCCGCTGAAGGGCGTCCAGTTGACGACTACCCAGCGCTCTCGCATTTGCAGTGAAAGAGACCTCAAGCATGGATACGGGGCAGATAGGCGCTGTTTGCCGGACGGGTTTCCGTCCCGCCAGATGTCATGGTGTTTCCTGCTGCTTCGGTCGTTCCCGGGCGCCCGATATCGTTTGTATTAGGCGTCGCGCTCGTTTGCAGATTTCCGGCACCACCAGTGAGACCGTGGGCATGGGCGCGAAAGGCGTCTATCTGTCTGGAGCCGAGCGCCCTCGCATTTGCAGTGCAAATCCAACCTAAGAAGGTGAATCTTGAAAACGAAAGTCGTATATCAAACCAACCCTGACGGCCTTTTCCTCTATGAGACGGTCGCCAACGAGCTAGCGCTGCAGCCAGGTAGCTTCAATGTGCCCTATGGGGCCGTAGGCACGCCCCCGCCCGAGGTCGCAGCGGGCGCCGTGGCGCGCTGGACAGGCCAGGAATGGGTCAGCGTAGAGGACCACCGCGGCGACGTGCTGTACGCGGCAGACAGCGGCGAGCTGTACTCGTTCGGCAGCGCGGTGGAGGTCAATGAAGAAGAAGTGAATTACGCCGGCTGGGGACCGGTACCGGCCTGGCTGACGTCGACCGCACCTGAACCCGGCTTGGCGTCCTAAGCCGCCTCCAGCAGCAGGCGGCTCTCGCGGATCTCCGCGATCTGCCGTCTGCCCAAAGCGCTTCGCGCGAGCTTCTGCGCGAGTTCCCTGCCAAGGGGATGGTAGTAGCGCAGCAGCATCCTCGTATCCACGTTGCCGTTGACCTTCGCCAGTTCGTGGATCTCGAAGACGCCGGCCAGGCGAGACGTCCCTTCGTGCCGGGCATCGTGGAACCGCAGATCATTAAAGTAGGCGGGATTCGGCCGCCGGCCGTTGTCCTTGCACAGCGCCTCGTATTGCCGCCTGGCGCGCAGCCGCGCCCGGATGAAGGCCCGGGTCACGGAGCCGGGCTGCATCGTGAAGATCCGGCCACGCATAGGCTTACCCACCACCCACTGCCTCAATGCCTCCCGCGCCACGGGCGTGAGCGGCACATCCCGTGATCTGCCATTCTTCGAGTGCGGGATATGGACCACCCCGTGCTGTAGATCCAGGTTCTCACGGCAGATGCCGACAATCTCGGACCTACGCATGCCGGTCTCCACGGCCACAGTCAAGATGGTGGGCAGCTCCAGCGAATTCGTCGCCCTAATCAGCCACACCACCTCCTGCCGCGGGCATTCAGCATCGGTCAGCCCTCGGAGCCGTATACGATCGAGGAACCGGCGATCGCGCGCGTCGTCAACGGCCGGCCGACGCACCAGTTGCACGGGGTTGGCCAGCTTGTCGAAGCCCCAGTCTTTACGGATCACCGTGTAGACGTGGGAGAGGAAAGCGAGCCGCCGCACCACGGTGGACGCCGCGCGCTCGGCCTGCCAGGCGTCCCGGATCGCGATCAGATCCGTGTTTCGTATGCGATCGACCGGGCGATGAGCAAGCCGCGTTTCGAGCCATGCGCGGGCAATAGAGCATTCCTGCACGTGCCCCTTCTTCCCCGACGACACCTCTTTGAGGTACCGCGTCAGCGCCTGCGCCAGGGTGGGCATGCTTTCACGAAGTCGGCGCGCTTTGATTCCCGCAATGTTCATGGCTCAAAGGCATCGAGTATCCGGCAGAGTCGATGCGGACAAAGCGCTGAAAAAGTACCGCATGGCCATGTTGTTCTGGCAACCGGGCAACAGCGCTGGAGACGTCGTTTGTGATTGAGAGCGATACAGACGACAGAGATCGCGCGCGAGGTGCAGGCAAGGCAAACTGTAACGGTGCGTTCTGGCCGTGGTGGCCTGCGACGGACATCGGCGCGCAATGCGCCAAAAAGAAACCGCCCAGCGTAAGGGCTGGGCGGTGAACACTAACAGACGCGGCGTCACGGAAGGTGCGCTAACACCAACCGCGACCCGCACTAGCAGAGAGAGCTGCCAGCATGGCCAGGGCCGCGCCACCTGTCGACAGGCGGGGTCAGGCTAACACTTCCCCCAAAAAATCTCAAAATGGCATCCCCCATCGTTCCTTGGATCGGCGGCAAGCGTCGTCTCGCCGATCGCCTCATCCCCTACTTCCCTGCCCACGAATGCTACGTGGAGCCTTTCGCCGGCGGCGCCGCGATGTACTTCATGCGCCCTGCCCCGGCTTCCGTCGAGGTCATCAACGACGTCAATCAGGAGCTGGTCAATCTCTACCGGGTCGTCAAGCACCATCTTGAGGAGTTGGTCCGTCAGTTCAAATGGGCATTCTCCAGCCGTGAGATATTCCGCTGGCACCAGATCACACCCACGGAGACCCTGACCGACATCCAGCGCGCTGCTCGGTTCTTTTACCTGCAGCAATCCGCATTTGGTGGCAAGGTCCAGGGCCAGAGCTACGGCGTGGCCACGACCGCCGCGCCGGGTTTCTCCGTGCTGCGCATCGAAGAGATGCTGTCGGCCGCCTGGATGCGCCTGGCCAACACGTACATCGAAAACCTGCCTTGGCAGGAATGCGTCCGCAAGTACGACCGGCCGCACACGTTTTTCTTCATGGACCCGCCCTACTGGCAGACCGAAGGCTACGGCGTGGGTTTTGAATGGGCGCAGTACGAGGAACTGGCCGAGACGCTGCGCACGATGAAGGGCAAGGCCATGGTGACGCTCAACGACCATCCCGATATCCGCGAGCTGTTCAAGGACTTCACGATCGAATCGACGGATATTCGCTACACGGTCGGCGGCGGTGCTGGCGTCGATCGGTCTGAGGTCGTGATATTTAGCTGGGACACAAAGGCCCAGCCTGCGTCACTCTTCTAACCGCTGTTTGTCGCACAGGCCACTACGTCTACGCTCGCGTGTGTTTCCGCGCGCACGCGAGCAGACTACTGCATGAACACAACGGCGCCTGACCGCGCCTTTTCTCAACGTGCAGAGGCCCAGGAAATGCCGACCGACTATCACCACGGCGTGCGTGTCATCGAGATCGATGGCGGCACCCGACCCATCCGAACTATTGCCACGGCCATCGTCGGCCTTGTCGCTACCGGCGACGACGCTGACGCCGCCGCCTTCCCCCTGAACCGTCCGGTGCTCGTGACCAACGTCAAGACCGCGATGGGCAAGGCCGGCACCACCGGCACCCTGCGCCGCGCGCTCGAAGCCATCGGCAGCCAGACTAATCCGGTGTGCGTGGTAGTGCGCGTGGCCGAGGGCGACACGGAGGCCGAAACCACCGCCAACGTCATCGGCGGCGTCTCACCCACCGGCCAGTACCTTGGCGTCCAGGCGCTGCTCGCCGCCAAGACGAGCGGACCGCTGGTGACGCCCCGCATCCTGGGCGCGCCTGGCCTGGATAACCCAGACGTCGCTGCGGCCCTGGTGAGCGTGGCGCAGCAAATGCGCAGCTTCGTCTACGCCTATGCCTGGAACTGCCAGACGAAGGAAGAGGTCGCCGCGTACAGGGAGACTTTCGGTCAGCGTGAAATCATGGTCATCTGGCCGGACTTCACCAACTTCAACACGACCACCAAGGCGACGGACGCACTTTCCTCCGTGGCCGTGGCACTTGGCCTGCGCGCAAAGATCGACGAAGAGGTCGGCTGGCACAAGACCCTGTCCAACGTCGTCGTGAACGGTGTGACCGGCATCACCAAGGACGTGTATTGGGATCTCCAAAGCACGGCCACGGACGCGGACTACCTCAACGCCAAGGACGTGACGGTCCTGATCAACAAGGAAGGCTTCCGGTTCTGGGGCAGCCGCACCTGCGCGGGGCCGGAGAGCCTCTACCCCTTCGAGAACTACACGCGCACGGCCCAGATCCTGGCCGACACGATCGCCGAAGCACACATGTGGGCTGTTGACGGCCCGATGAATCCAAACCTGATCAAGGACATCATCGAAGGCGTCAATCGCAAGTTCGCCGAGCTGAAGGCACAGGGCTACATCATCGACGGCAGCGCCTGGTACGACGAAGAGCCGAACACGCTGGACGTATTGAAGTCCGGCAAGGTGTATATCGACTACGACTACACGCCCGTGCCGCCGCTGGAGAACCTACTGTTCCAGCAGCGGATCACCGACCGCTACCTGGCGGACTTCGCCTCGCGCGTCAACGCCTAACCCCGTACCGCGTCCCAGGCGGGGCGCGCTTCACCACAATCATCAACTCGGAGTCTGAGAGATGGGTCTGCCCCGTAAGCTCAAACAAATGAACGTCTTCAACGAGGGATCGTCCTACGCCGGACAGACCACCTCGGTAACCTTGCCCAATCTCGAACGCAAAATGGAAGCGTATCGGGGCGGCGGCATGAACGGTTCTGCCAAGGTTGACCACGGCCTGGACGAAAACTCGCTGCAGCTGAAGTGGAAGGTCGGCGGCTACACCAAGCAGGTCCTGCAGCAGCTCGGCGCTACGTCCGTCTCCGGCACCGTCCTGCGCTTTACGCAGGGCTTCGAACGTGACGACATCACCGGCGGCGGTGTCGATTCCGTCGAAATCGTCGTTCGCGGCCGCCACAGTCTCGTCGACCGCGGCGAGGCCAAGGTCGGCGAAGACACTGAGTGGGACATCACCACCGAGTGCGTCTACTACAAGGAAACGTTCAACGGCGAAGTCCTGGTCGAGATCGACCTGATGAACATGATCGAAATCTACGCCGGCGTCGACCGCATGGAAGCCCTGCGCAAGGCCATTGGCATCTAAGGAACCGTTATCACCATGAACACCCCCGAATCCTCCGCAGCGATCTCCACGGCCGCCATTGCCGCCCCCATCACCACCGGTACCGAAATGACGGCGACCGCCACCAACCCCGACGTCGTCCTGCTGGACGAGCCGATCGTCCGCGGCGAGACGAAGGTCTATTCCGTGACCGTCATGCGCCCGAACTCCGGCGCGCTGCGCGGCACGACGCTGGTGGCCCTGGCTAACCTGGACGTGATCGCCCTGCAGACCGTCATCCCTCGCGTGACCAACCCTTCGATCTCCAGCGCAGAAGTCGCCCTGATGGATCCGGCTGACCTGGCCGCGATCGGGACCAAGGTCGGCAGTTTTTTGCTGACGAAGCGGGACCGCGCGGCGTTCCCCGGGCTGTAGAAGACCCGATGGCGGACATCGCGGTGGTGTTTCATTGGCCGCCCGCCGCGATGGACGCGCTATCCCTGACTGAGCTGATGGACTGGCGCGAGCGCGCCCGCGTCCGGGCCACACCGGAAGAGTAAAGATGGATACGACCCTGCAGCTGCGCGTCATCACCGCGATCCAGGACAAGATCACTGCCCCGCTTAAGAAAATGGTCGGCGCCAGCACGGAGACGGCCAGGGCGATGCAGGAGCTTCGCACCAGGCTCAAGGGGCTTGAGGACACACAGCGGCAGGTCGGCAAATTCCGTGACCTGTCCAAGGGGCTGGTCAACACCCGCAGCGAGCTCCAGGCCGCCCAAGAGCGGATTCGCGGGCTGGCCAACGCAATGAACGCTGCAGGCCCCCCAACCCGCCAGATGCGTCAGGAGTTCGACCGCGCCGTGGCCAGCGCTGGCCGGCTGAAGGGGCAAGCTGCCCAGCAGGCGCAGCAGCTCCAGGGAATGCGCGACCGCCTCACCGCCGCTGGCGTGTCGGCCGGCAACCTGGCCCAACACGAGCGCGACCTGCGTAGCGGCATCATCGCCACCAATGCGGCCATGAGCCGCCAGGTCGCGCAAATGGAGACGCTTACCGCCCGGCAGAAGGCCATGACTGCGGCGCGCGACAAACTGCACGCCGCCCAGGGCACAGCGGCCAACATGGCGATCGCCGGCTACGCAGCGCGTGGCGCCGGCATGCACGCCTTGCACGGTGTAGAGGGGTCCGTGGAGCAGTCCAAGGAATTCGAGCGCGAAGGAAACCGTATCAAGGCGCTCGGCTTAGGCGACCACGCGACCGAGGACGCCGTAAAGTACGCGCGAGCCATGAAGCAGTACGGCACGTCGACCACGGACAACGTCCTGTTGATGCGCGACGCGCTGAGCATCTTTGCCGACGAGCACCATGCGCAGATGGTCATGCCGACCCTGGGCAAAATGAAGTTCGCCAATGAGGCGCTTTACGGTGGCGAGGAAGCGAAAGCCAACGAAGAAGCCTTCATGAATATGCTGAAGGTGATCGAGCTGCGCGGCGGCACCAAGGATCAGGCCAGCTTCGAGCGCGAAGCCAATATGGTTCAAAAGGTGCTGTCGGCGACCGGTGGGCGCGTGGGCGGCGATCAATGGCGCGATTTCATACAGCGCGGCGGCGTGGCGGCCAAGCAGATGCGCAACGACGCCTTCTACTACCAGATGGAGCCGTTGATTCAGGAAATGGGCGGCCACGCGGTCGGCACCGGCCTGATGAGCGCCTACAGCAACCTATACCAGGGTAAGACCACGGTGCGCGCCGTCACCGAGCTGATGAAATACGGCTTGGTCGACCCCAAGATGGTCGAGTACACGAAGATCGGCACCGTGAAACGGATCGCGCCTGGCGCCCTCGTCAAGGGTGAACTCTTCAAGGCATCGCCCCTTGAATGGGTCGAGCAGGTATTGCTGCCGAAGCTGGCCGCCAAGGGCGTCACCGATCCGGGCGCGATCAACGACGCTATCTCGTCCATGATCACCAATCGCACGGGCGCGAACCTGTTCACCACCATGGTCATGCAGGCCCAGCAGATCCACAAGAATGAGCGTTTGAACCACGGCGCCGCCGACATTGATCAGGTGGTGGCCTTGGGCCAGAACTCCACCCAGGGCCGCGAGGTGGAGACCCTGGCCAGGCTGCGCGACCTGCAGCTGGAGCTCGGCGAAAAAGTCTCCCCCCTGTACAACCGGGCGCTGCGCATCACGGCGTCGGCCACGGCCAAGGTGACCAAGTTCATGCAGGAGCACTCCACGGTCGCCACCGTCCTGGTTTCAGTGTTCGCAGTGCTGGCCGGCCTACTGGTCGCCGGCGGATCGCTCACCATCGGTCTAGCGGCGATCCTTGGCCCCCTGGCAATTGTGCGCTTCAGCATGACCGCGCTCGGGCTGCAGGGCGGCATCGCCGGCCGTGCCCTGGGGCTGCTTGCCGGCGGCTTCCGCCTGGCCGGTGGGGCCATCCTGTTTGTGGGACGGGCATTGCTGCTGAACCCTATCGGGATCGCCGTCACCGCGATCGCCGTGGCGGCTGGACTCATGTACGAGTACTGGACGCCCATCAAGGCGTTTTTCGTCGACTTGTGGGCGAAGATAGGCGCGACCTTCGATAGCGCCGTAGACGTCGTTTCCGGGGCCGCACAGCGCATCTGGGACGGGGCCAAGGCCATCTTCGATTCGATGTGGACGTCCATCACCGGGGTTTTCAACGGCGGCGTCACCAGCATTGGCTACGTGCTCATGAACTGGAACCCGCTCCAACTGCTCTATGACGTCATCACCGGCGCCCTGGCCACGCTGGGAATCCAGCTGCCTGCCAAGTTCACCGAGCTGGGCACCATGCTCATGACCGGCCTGATCAACGGCATCACCGGCATGGCCAGCGCGGTGAAGGACTCGATCGTTGGGATGGGCGACGATGTCGTGTCGTGGTTCAAGGAGAAGCTGGGTATCCATTCCCCCAGCCGGGTTTTCATTGGCCTGGGCGAGTTCGTCTCCGAGGGCGCGGCGATCGGTATCGCACGCCAACAACCCATGGCAGTCGATGCCGCGCGCGCCCTGGCCGGCGCGATCGCGGTCAGCGGTGCGATTGCCGCACCTGGTGCGCTGTCGATCGACGGTGCCGGCGGCAGCCAGCCGCTGCGCTTCGATACCCGTCCGCCGCTCGCCTCCGCGGCGACAGCCACCAGCCAGCCAATCATCATCCAGGGCGACACCATCTCCATCCAGGTCGCCGCTGGCCCCGGCATGGACGTCGGAGATCTCGCCCGAGAAATCGAGCGCGTACTGGATCAACGCGAGCGGGCGAAGGCGGCGCGGATCCGCTCTCAGCTCACCGATCAAGCATAGGAGCGATACCATGATGATGTGCCTTGGCATGTTCGTTTTCGGACTGCCCACCGTCGCTTACCAGACCCTGCAGCGGCGGACCGAAGTCCGCTTCGCCAAGAACCCGCGCATTGGCGCGCGCCCCGCGTATCAATACGTCGCACCGGGCGATGACACGATCACCCTGTCCGGCTGGGTTGCGCCGGAACTGACCGGCAGCGGTGCGTCTGTGGACCTGATCCGGCGCATGCAGGCGACGGGCCTTCCGTACCTGCTGCTTTCAGGGTCGGGCGTCGTCTACGGCGCCTATGTCATTACGTCTGTCGATGAGACGCAGACGCTGTTCTATGCGACCGGCCTTGCCCGCCGCGTGGAATTCACCATCGTCCTGGAATTGGTGGATGACGGCCAAGCGCGATCGCTTCTGGGCGCCGGCCTGCAAATCCCCGTCGATATCATGTCCAAGTCGCCGGCTGACTGGGCGATCTTCAAATGATCCGCGCTTTTGACGCACCTGTCTGGCGCGTGATGCTTGGCGACCTGGACCTGACCAGCAAACTGCAGCCGCGCCTGATGTCGATGGAAATCACGGAATGCCGCGCCGAGCAGGCCGACCAGCTCGATCTGGTCCTGAATGATAACGACGGTGCACTACAGATCCCCGCGCGCGAAGCGCTGCTCCGGGTGTTCCTGGGTTTCCGGTCGACCGGCCTGGTCGACAAGGGGACCTACATGGTGGACGAGGTGGAATACACCACCGCCCCGAGCATCCTGACCATCCGCGCACGCAGCGCCAACCTCACCAGTGCGCTGCGAACGCGGACGGAGCGCAGCTTCCACAAGAAGAAGATCCGCGAGATCGTGGCCACGATCGCCGCCGCGCACAAGCTGAAGTCCGAGGTCGGTATCTTCGGTGACGTCGTTGTGCCCCATATCGACCAGACCAACGAATCGGACATCGCCTTCCTCAATCGAATCGGCAAGCGCTATGACGCTGTGGCCACGGTCAAAGAGGGGCGGCTGCTGTTCATCCCGATCAAGGGCGGCGTGAAGGTCGACGGTACGGATCTGCCCGTACACACCGTGCACCTGGTCGACGGCGATCAATTCCGATATCACCTGGCTGACCGGGATGCCTACACCGGTGTGCGGGCCTATTACCAGGACAAGAAGAAGAAGGTGCGCCACACCGTCGTGGCCGGTGTGGTCGGCAATGCGAAGCGCCTACACGAAACGTATGCCAGCGAAGCCGACGCGCTGGCTGCGGCGCGCGCGGAATGGGAGCGTATCAAGCGGGGCGTGGCCACGATGACCTGCGACCTGGCTTTCGGCGTGCCATCGCTGTCGCCCCAGCACAAGATCCAGTTCCCCGAGCTGAAGGCCCCCATCGGCCAAACCGTCTGGCTGGTGAAACAGTTGCGGCACGTCTTGAACGATGGTCAGGGATTGACCACTAGTATCGAAGTAGAGACAAATCCGACCAAGGACGAAGTGATGGATCCGGACGACGACGAGTCGTGATTCCCGGCCTACACAGGTCCTGCACTATTTCACTATCTGTTACGAGCCGGTTTCCCGGACCTCGGAAACGAAACCCATAGGGCGTTTCCCTGACTGCGGATGATCTTGCCCCGTTCAGGCGGCTCGGGATGACTTTCTACGCGGCTTCTCCACATCGGCGAAGGTCTTTACGAACCCCTCAAACATGGAGTTCACCCGCAGCTTGTCGGATTCACTTAGGCGGTCATACAGCGCCCGCGAGACCGCAAACGGCCAGCCCGACGTGCCGTCAACCTGGATTGGCTCTCCGCTAGCAAAAGCTGCGAGTTCGTCGATTTCCGCCTGCATGGAAGGACTGAAGTCGTTAACTGGCACCTGGAGATGCCTGGCGAAGGCAATCGCAGCACGAATATTTAACGGAATCCTACCGTGCAAGTAGTTGTTGACGACCGCTTGATGCGCATAGCCGCAGAGCACGGCGAGCTTCTCCTGAGTCAGGCCTAGCTCCCGCTTTTTTTCGTTGAAAACGCGCAACAGACGCTCAGCGTCCTGCTTTCGTTCGTCGCTCATTTCTACTTTCGGCATGGCGGGAATGTATTACAGGCAGGAATAATTTCCCAACAACTAAAAGAATTGACATAAACATTCTTAACGAGAATAATCCTCACACCATGAATCCATTACGTGATATCCGCCGAAAACTGGGGATGACCCAGAAAGAGCTTGCGGAGGCTCTGCATGTCAGCCAGTCGCAGATCTCGAAGTTCGAGAACGGGGAGCAGGAGATGCCCCCCGACGTAGCGCGCGCGTTGATACACCACGCCCAGACCAAGGGCAAGCGCTTCACCTTCAACGATATCTACACCAAGTAATGACCTCATCGACGCTGACTAAGCCCCGCGCGAATGGCATTCGGATGCAATGCCCGCACTGCGACACCCCGTCGCTTGTCCGATCCAGCCGTGCGCTCTCGCGGACGCTCCGCGAGCTTGAGTTCCAGTGTCACGACGTTTACTGCGGGCACACCTGGGTTGCCACGTTGGAGGCCGTACGCACCCTCTCCCCTTCTTCTATGCCGCATCAAGATGTCCACCTTCCACTGTCCCCCGTGACTGAATTGCGCCGCGCCGCGGCCGAGTTGCGGAACGACCCACGCCAAGGGAGCTTTTCTGTATGAACATCAATCCCCTGCGCCCGCGCGGCGCGATAGTAGCCCGGCCGATGCTGCCCGCTACTGCCATGACCGAAAACCTTCGCCACGACGCTTACGAGTTCGTCCGGATGCACTTCCGGGATGACGGCCGGCCCTATTCGGCTGCGACCCACAATCACGTTCTGGAACGCACCACAGCCTTTCTGATGCAGCAGGCGGATATCTCAGCCGGCGCCGCCGCTTTGATAGCAGGCCATGCCATCTGCGAGTACGTCAGCAGCCATGCGCGCGTCTCGATCGACATTGATCGCAGCACGGCATTCGGCATCGTTGTGACGGACAAGACCACCGGCACGACGCGCCTCGTATCGGCCTTCGAGATCAGCCAGCTGTTTGCCGCCCAAGCCATCCTGACGGCCGTACCCACGCCGCACTAAGCACCTCCCCCCGCCCAACCCGTAGCACCCGATCGACGGTCGCCTGACCGACGAGGACTTCTTGTTGCCTAAAGGAATAGAAATGTCGCTTGGCCCTTCCGATATGCCGCTGGAAATCACGACGACGCTCTGGCAGCTGAGCGCCCTCGATCGGCTGCTGGTGCGCCTGCTTTGCCCCGAAGGAAAACTGGATTCCGCCGTCCTGCTGCGGGCGGCTGACGGCGACCGTGACATGTATCAGGAGATGTTGTGCGCACTCATCAACGTCCAGACCTCGGCTCGGCGAGCCATGGAGCGCTATGAAAGCCAGGCGGTAATGGTCAGCACCGACCCTGCCGGCGCGAAGACGCGATCGTGGTTTCGGAGGTTCGAACAATGAACCGCGACCAGCTTTCAAGCGCCCACCGCGCGGCCGGTCTGGCCGGCAGTCTTGACGACGCGCTTAGCAATCCGTTGTTGGCCAGATGCCTTGCCATCACCGCGACGGCCATCGGGCGCAGCGCGCCGCCGCCTGCCCTGCCCTCCCCCCTACCGCCGGCAGCGCCCATCCGTCACAAACCCAAACACGCCGCCGGCCGCGATTTCAAACGCGCCTGCGCTGGCGATCAGGAAGATTAA